TAACAAAACCTACTACTTCAGATATTGAGTATTGGTTAATGGCTGGATTAGATAAATTTATCAAAACTAGATATTCTGGTATTAATTTCAAGCAAACTGGATTTGAACAAGACCAAAAAAGAATTGATGATCTTCGTACATTAGTTACTAGAAAATCTTATCAATTTACTACATATCCAGAAGAGTATACAGTTACTCTGCCAGATGATTATATGTTTACTGTAGGAGAGACAGCTGTAATATTTAGTTACGATCATTGTTGGCCTGTGGGCCCAAGTGGTCAACCAAGAACTAAAAACACAGATGTGTTAGAAGCCACAGTAGAAAACATAGACAGACAAAGACAAAATACTTTGTCAGAATATAGATTACATGGTAGATCCGCCAGACCATTAAGATTATATGAAGGAAATGAAATTCATTTATATACAGACGGAAATTACAATATAAGAAATTATATTCTCACTTACTTGAGAACTCCTAAAAAGATTAGTCTTACTGATGCTCCATTTGATGAGTATACAGATATGCCAGCTGCAACTCATAATGAGATAGTTAAGTTAGCGGTAGAGTTGTATTTGGAAAATAAGGCTAATCCAAGATATCAATCGTATATGAACGAAGTTAGTACAATGGAATGATTATACGAAACAGTTTAGTTTGACGAGGAAATCTGAAACACGAAAGTAGAAGAACTAATCAAAATGTTAAGCTAGACGTCTAATTAAAGTTTAACAAAAATAAAAATAAAAATTATGCTTAATCATGTGAACACAGTACTTATTGGTACTGAAGCACCTGCATCTTATACAACAGCAGATGCATTGACAGAAGGTCAAATTGCATTATTTGATCAAAATAGAGCAATTGTAAAAGATGCAGCTGGTGCTAAAGCTGCTAGTTCATTGTATATCGGTGTTTGCGAAGGCAAAGAAGATGTTTATAATGAAGCAGGTACAAAATCAACTAAGTCAGTTATTCGCTTCTCAATGCCTATCATGAAAGGTTCTAAACCTCACATGGTATTTAGTGAATATGTAGCTGCAGCTGAAGATAAAATTGTAATCACAGCTACTAATGTTACTCCGGAAGTTGGTCATCGTTATGTATTACGTTTAGTATACAATGACATCTATGAGGCACCTGGGCAATTTACTCATACTTATGAAGTAATTGCAAAGAGTACCAATGCAACTGATTTGATTACAGCTTTCAAAAACAAAATCAACAAACACAAAGAAGCCAG